TGAAGTTACTGCTCGATACTGAGATGAGTATAAACGAGGAGCAAAATACTTAATTGAATCAATTGTTTCAATATTACCACCATTTGTGGCACCACTGATTGTTGTAATCAAAGGTGTATTAACAGGAGTCACACTTACATTACTTGAATTTACTACATTTCCAGCAAATGAGAAAAATGCAGGTCCATTACCAGATGTTCCATTTGTTGTAATATAACTTACAGTAATATTTACGTCATTTTCAAGTTTTCGTCCAATAATACCATCACCGAACAAAATTTCATATTTTTCGTCCTGAACTTCCTGAAGTAAGAAAATTTCTGAGTCTTTATCAACTCTTAATATATTATCTACCTTTTTATATTCCCTATCTCCGACAAATACAACGATAGTTGAAGTATCAATAAAGGAATTATTTAAAATAAACTTTTGATCTAATGAACCATCATATATGAATCGTTTTGTTAAAAATGAACCCTCATAAATCTTGATTGGAGAGTCAGTTGAACCAAATGTTGCCTTACTACCAGTACCACTAGATATAGTGGTTGTTGTAATATCTTCAGGTATTGAGAATACATATGAGGTGTCATCATAATTACCAACACACACTAAACCCGCCTTTAAAGTCATTGTAGGTGTTGGTGCAGCACTTGTAACTTCAAAGGTTATACCCGCTGTTGCTGCCGTTCTGGAGCGTGGTACATAACCAATGTTTCTTGCGAGTGAAACGACGTTTTCACGCAGTGTTGCCGAGTCTAGAAATGACTCATTAACCACCATATTTGCGTTAAATGAAGATATATACGTATTATATGCGAGAGTATCGATCAAGACAGAAAAATTAGACCCTTCAAAGTCAAAATCTGTAAATGTGCTGTTCGCACGAAGATAATTTTTGATCTGGGTCTTTATTTGATCGAAATCAAGGTTAGAAAATTGTGTAAAAGGCATGTTATCTGGTTGCCTCTAGTAAAAATGTGAACTCTTGGGTGGGAAACTGCTGTCCAATTATGTCATATAGGATATTAACCTCAAATTCATTCGAATCTGGTCTTGGAAATACGTTTATTTGTAAATTATCGACTCTAGGTTCGAAATTTTCAACTGCAATTTGAATTTGCTTTTGAATCACAGACGCTGTTCCATAATCAACAAAGTTAAAAAGACTTGAGCGAACATCCGAACCTAGTTCTGGGTTAAAAAACCTTTCTCTGGGTATTGTACTCACTATATTTCTTACAGATCTTTTAATCGCATTCTCATTCTTTAGTACTGTAACGTCTTTTGTTATCGGATGACGCTGAAAAGACAGGTTAATGTCTTTAAATGCCCTTGATATCCTTTCAATTGCCATTGGTCAGGAGTTTTCTTCTTTATTTATACCTAATTCTAGAGAATATTATTCGTTTAGATTAATATCTTTCTCTTCAAAATTTTCATCATCGTGCATGACCTCACGAATGTCCTTTTTATCGCTTCCGACTGGATAATCGGTAATTAATTTGGTTGTATTAGAGGTTTCTTTCATGAGTTTCGTAACCCTATCGACACGAATTACCATTGTTTTAGATGAATTTTGGTTTAGTTATTGTTATTTAGTAAAAAAGTACTAAAAAATATTATTTTCCTTGCCCTCGGTACCTCTTACGAGCCGAGTTACGAGAGGTTGCCGAGAATTTGCTGTGTTTTCCCTTTCCCTGACGAGTTTTTTTCGGTTTTGTCTCAATTGACCCACTGGTTGACCATGAACCTGTTGATGATTTTGCCATATTTTAGTATTTTATGTAAATTTAAGTATTTTTTGTCACTTCTGTAGTGATATCATTTGGATCTGGAGATCCTGTCTTATAAAATTCGATTGAGAGGTCTTCCATTCGCTCCATGTATTCAAATTGTGTCAAGTCACTATAGGTTTCTTTGCCTTTAATTAAGATTGTATAGCGATCTGACATTAAATAACCCTCATTTTCTCATGTCCGACTCGAATTCGAGGATCGCACCAGATTTGAAAACCAGCATTAATCGCATCGAGACAGAAAGAAACGTCTTCACCACACATGTCCTGTACTGCTCCAGACTCAAAAACTTGCATCTTCGGTGCGAACCAAGGATATTTCATTTCAGTGTGCTCAAATACACCGTGCTTTATTAATAACCATCCAAAACCAGCATAATCAACAGTAAAAGGTTTTCTTCTCTTTCCAATACTATCTAAGTTCTCGTGATTCATGACTCCACCATTCTTTGAGAAGTCCTCTTCTTCTAACCAGTGAGCAACAGAAGTTGTACGACCATCCTCAGTACAGTACCAACCAGAAGCAATATCCTGATCCATTAGAACTAACTGATAAAACTTCTCAGTACCAAATACAATATCACTATCAATCCATAACTGATAATCATACTTTAAGTTTCCATCCCAAGGAAGTTGATCAGGTCCTCGAAGAACATTCGCACCCAAACACTTACATCGGGCGAAATTTACCATTGATGAATAATCTTGTGATATCTGTATACTTGCTCCTGATTGTACAAGATCAAAACATAGTTGTACAAATGATTTTAAAAATGTATATGATACTCCTCGACCTGGTAGACAAAATACAATTGTCTTACCCTTTACCATTTCCTTTGCTTTATCGTAATCCCACTCTGGTACGTCCTTCTTTTTACTCTTTGTTGGAGTATTTGCTTTTACTGTAAATCCTTTAGCCATAATAATTTGCAATTACAATTATATAATACAACATTATATAGATTATGTCAATAAGAGTGTTCTGTATTGTTATCACTATCTTCAACTTCACTATATGTTAATTCGTCTCTGAAATAAGATGTATATATTTTATCCCATACAATATCAAACTCGCTTTGATTTAAATTCTTAAACAAACATTTATCTTCAAGATAGATGTGATATGATTTGTTCTTAGTCATCTCTTTCGGTGATAAAGATTTCATCGTCCTCCATTTTTAAATTAACTTCTGTACCTTCGTACCAACCCTTTTCATTTACCATCCATTCTGGAATGATCGCATAAAAGTTTCCAGTTACAGGATCAACCTCTATCGTCGTAAAATTTTCTGCGGGATTTTTTTTCATTCAGTCGAACCTACCATTGTTTTTATATAGCGAAAAAAATTTTTTGTATTCGCTGATGATTTAGCTCGCTTTCGTAACACTTTATAGATTAGGGAAGTTACCCCTTTTTATATACGGGGGGCGATCACGCAAATATAAACAAACCCCCATCAAAGGGGGCGAACTGCTGTATCACGAACGAACGAACCGAGGGTTATTAAAGTTTGCGTGACTAAACGAACGTCTGCGGACTAACTTAATATGCCCGTACTCATTAAACTTAACGTAACCTTCGCCCTCATGTCTCTCCCCATTCAAGGTTGTTTCCATCTCTCCGAACGTTTCGCATGTGTCCATATAATCTTCCTTCAGTGATTGTACCAACTTCCAAAGGAATATAATTTTGCTATGCTCCCAGTCTGCGGGTTTTATCTCTCTGTCCTCACGAATATACGAATTAAGTTCCTTCTTAAGTTCGGCAACCTCACGCTCATTCGTAAGAAAGTCTACACCCTTTGCCACGATACGGGCAAACTTAATATAAGAATTGAGTTCACATAGATCCCCTTCTGTCACCTCTGGACGTACGAACTTGACATATCCGCTACGGTCTGATAGATTATTATGTAGTGGATACGGTCTATTCTCATAGTATTCTGTATGCGGTGCGATTATGATTTGCTCATCTGCTACGGTAGGAAGTGTATAGGTTAGCGTGTTTGGTGTCCATGTATTACTGCCACCGAATCCGATAAAGTCTCCCTGATATATGCTTTTATCTCTGGACGGCAACCAACGGAAACACGCTGTAAGAATTTCATTCAAATCACCATTATAATTTGCGTCTATGTCCTCATATGACTTCATTAACTTTGGGGTACGCTTATTAAACACTGACTTTGTACCCACGAAAAAACGACCATCTTTCGGATCATTACCCCATACTACAGCGGGTGATCCGTCAATCTTAGCGGATAAGTTTCCACTGCTGCCCATACAATCAAGAGCAGATAGATCGCCTGTAAGGATTGTGTCTTCGGGGTGTTCAATGTGAGTTAAAGGCATAAAAAGTAAAAATAAGAAGTAAATAAAGTTCATTAAGCAAATATTGGGTCAGCGTACTTGGAACAGGGATGAGGGTTAGTTGGTGAGCAACCGAAAGAGGCGATGAACTTATCAAGTGCTTTCACGTCATCTTTTGAAAGGTCATCGAAATCAACCTGTGCTATATGATCCACTCCCCACTCTGCCACCTCAAACACGAACTCTTCCCAATCACAACACACATAGGCAACGTTTTCAAAGTTGTCGCTTGATAGGATTCTGTCAGAGATTCTTTTTGAAAGTTCGGTCATAAAAGTTTTTCGTTTGTATACTACAATTATAAAGGAAAATCCCCCAAAAAAGGGGGATCAATGTGACAGTAATTAGACTGTCATACCTGATTGAAAAGGAACTACGGAACCTGATAATCTATCGGATAGATACCAAACCCAATCTTTTTGAAAGATACCCATGCTAGGAACGAACTCATCTAAAAGTGCATTCAATCTTGATTTGGTTGTGACTGACTGCCAACCGCCATCTTTGATTGTAAGTGCATTCGTTGCAGTGTCTACGGATGCAATGTGGTTTCCGTGTAGATAAACATCAACATCAGTTGTAATGCCATTAGTTTTGAAACAACGAACTGAAGTATTACCAGATGAGAAGTTCTTTCTGTATCTGATTGCAGAGTTCATCATCATTTCAATTTTACGCATGTTGTAAAGGGGGTGAATTGCTTATATACCTATTATAACTGATAGGTGCAGTGTGTGGGTGCAAAGTGGACAGTAATTAAATTGGCACACTAGAAATCATTTAGGATTGAATTTCTACGAACTGTCTGCTTATAATAAGCTGTCTTCTTTGGATCTGGTCCTAAGAAGTATTCCATGAGATCCACTTTTGAATTAAGTAGTGCTTTTGTCTTTTTGTTCATTAAAAGTCCTCTCTGAATAGTTGATAGTAAAGATCATTCATGATACCAAATTGAAACGAAGTGTTTGCATGCTCTTCGGTTTCAGCCTCATAGCATTTCAAAATTTCATCATAGTCCATTAGTGTTTCCTCTGTCTGATATACTCACTTAAACGATCATTTAAGTCAGCGATTACTACGATTGCTCCAAGTGTTAAAAATGTTTCAATCATTGGCACACCTCCTGAAAACGATTGTTTGCGATTTCGATTTGCTGATCCTCATCAAGATAAGGGAACGCTTCCTGTACCTCTTCAAAAATGTTTAGTAAGAGGTCTTCGTGATGTAGAGTAGACATAAAAATAAGATTTCCATACTTTAATAATAAACCCTATTTTGACAGAATAGGGAAACTGTGTGCCACTTTATAAAGTGTCCTATAGATACCCCGCAAATTCCATTCCTGGTTCATCATAGAACCAACTGAATCCAACATCAGGGAACATATCACGCAACTTACGGCAGATTGCTTCGGGTGGACTCCATGCGGTACTAAAGTTTAATTCTACCTGTTCTGAATCATATTGATCGACTTCAACATTTTTATTGATATCCCACTTAGTATCCCAGTTTGCTATGTTCCAGTCATACCATCTGCTATCTGATTTACCACTTTTTGGAAACTCGGAAGTTGCAAAGATAACCTTTCCGTCTGCATCTTTATGCTCCTTCAATACTGGCAATTCACCATCTTCGTTTGGGATTTGATTCCAATCAGGGGACGGAATGATTTTACCAAATACCGAATCCTTAGACTCAAAAATTTCTACGATTCTAGCAATGTCTTGTTCGTTACCATTCTTGGCATAAGCGGTAACTCTGTTTTTGCACCAGTTTGGCATAGCTTTTAATTTGTTTGGTATGATTATATTATAAGACCCCACTCTTACGAATGGGGTGTTGCATGTGACACTTATTTAATTGGCACTACAAATATTATCAACCAAATTATCATACGTTTGTAGATCCCATCCTTTCTGCTCTGGCACATCCAGTTCATATGCCATCATGACCAGATCATACAAGTACTCGTATTGACCCGCTGTGAGTTCGATGTTAATTCCTTTCATGATTTTACCTTGGGTAGAAATTTGTTTGCGTAGTAGTCAATTTTGACTAGTTCCCGCTTGTATAGGCACATTGTGAACACGGTTCCAAACAGATGAGCGAAATGAAATTCACTAAGTTCATTAAACGATTCCCAATCTGAAACTGGAATGGCATTGTTTAGATCCGCTGTACCGTCTGTAAATGTTGGGGATGACATGAACGTATTATTCTCATCGATCCAGAAAGAATAACCTAGAAGTTCGCTGTTGTAGAGATCTGGCATGTAAATCTTGGGATTAGGTTTATATAAGTATATTAATCGATTTTAAGTCAAAAAAGACCACTCGTGTGCCAGAAATATAAGTGGCACATCATCTCTCCAAAACAAGTCAGCTTGAATTATAATAAAGGTATACAGTTCGAGGGTACGAACTTTAAACTCTTCGACACTCAAGCAGCTCAATTATAATAGGTCAGGATATTATAACAATCGCATCAAATTCTGTCAATACTCATTGTACCACTTTCTTAACTGTCACAATACCAACCCCCTGATATGTGTCAATCTAGAAAGTGTCACAACTTAACTTGAAATATTAATTTTTTAATGTTAAATTTAAATTCTTGTATATAAAATTTCATGTTAAGACAACTTTCTACACACCAACATCACATAACTTTCCCAAGGTTATGTTATATTATACCTGTGTGTTATCTCGTACACTATGTTGTTATGCATAGTGCATATATGCTAGTTCTTGAAAGCTAGTTTGCTTACGTGCATATTCCTCGTCGAGATCATGTGCATATATGTTATTTGTATATGCATATCCCTCGTCGAGATCGCTTATAGAATAGTCGAGATGTGAGTCTTCGTACATGATTCTAGTCGAGATTATGTTGTATATTGTTATTATACATGAATCTAGTCGAGATGTCAACTATGTGTATAGATCTCGTCTAGGTTTCATAACAGAATATTTATAATCTAGTCGAGATTTTTATGTGTGGGTATGAGGATTTTTCGCCCCTCTGAGTTGACAAAGCGTCTTCCTTATGCTACGCTCGCTAAACTCACAAGTCTCTGAGACCTTTAATCAGTACATAATCTATAGATATTCTATACAGATTCTAAACAGATTGTACTCTCAATATAATTAACACTTTTATATTTAAAAAGACATTTAAAATCTAAATTAAATGTTTTCCTGTATCATGCTATACCAAATACCTCTCAATCACCATATATGGGCATGAGTGGTCATTGTCCTCTGTGAGTATTCTGATGTGCCGTACTTCCATACTCACTCTCCTTTGATTCCATTACGATTGAATGATCATACTTACTCTTTCTTTTCTTTACAAATCTCAACTCTTTCCATTGATTCTCATAACACAACAGAAGAATATGTACATACTTATGTGGATTTCTTTTATCATATTGACACTCTGGTTTTTCCTTTACACCCACCTCAATCGTAATATACTGAGAGGTATCTGGAAATCCCTTTTTATGTTCAGTTGGTTGGGATACAAAATATACCCATCCCTCATCACTCAATCCGTATCGATTCCATATGACATAATCATTGACACTCGGTTTATACATCCCGAACTGCTCTCAACAAATTCGGATTCCACCCCTCCTTCATAAGAGCGTTTAGCTTCTCGGAACAGACAGATTTTGACAGACCCTTATAGTCTTCAACTTGTTCCCATCCCATCGTTGAGTTATGTTCAATTCGATAGAGTTTATCCCCTTGTAAGGATGCTACCTGTTTCTCTAAAATCTCCTTGATTGATTCAAGAGATAACAATAGTTTCTGTTTCTCTGAGTTATCCGATACTAATGAAATAAGTTTATCGGTAAGTAAAAGTGCCTGTTGC